AACAATGTGACTGGAACTCTGCTCACTGCTGAAAGAGCTAACATAAATCGATCAATCAAATCAGCTACGCCATTAACATTTGTAGTCAATTTTTCGTAAGTTTCATCTCCATCCAATATCATTGTATTGGTTGTAGATTTACTCAAATTCAAAATATTCAATCTCTTTAATACGTTTTGATCTCCGCATTGGGAAGCCATAATCGTGGTTAAATTAGGAATTTTTAAAACTCCATTTACGAAATCTTCCATCATGGTTGCAGTATGACTAAAGGCCATTGAATAATTTCTTAGCTCTTCATAAATCGTTTGAACAAGTGGATCACCCCAACCCTGATTAAAATTCTGCCAACGAGGTGGCAAAACATTCCAATCCATACGTAAGATACGGCTATAATGAACGAAAAAAATAGCTCCAGTTCTGTTGTCATTGATTGTATAGACATTAGGAAAACCATAATTTGGGCTATTAAGATCAGATTCAAAAGTCCCATCACGACTGTAAGCTTGATAACGATCGAAAACGCGCAACCATTGTACATCTCTTAAAGCCCTTTCATCCACAGGTTGATCTAAAGGAAGTCCATCGGCTATGCCCATTATACAAACAGCACCACCAAAAAGACGTGCCCATTTAATAAGATTGCCCATTGCTTCGTTTACTTTTAATTCTTCAAGTTTTCCTATTATTTTCCCTTCAACATCCCCTTCTAATTCCCATCCTTGTCTGAGCATTTCTTGAGCAAAAATGTCAATAATAAGCCTAAGAACCCCATCAGAACGATACATTTGATCCAATTCGGCTCTATTAAAAAGGTTAGTAATCCTGAAGAGTCCATTTTGTTTTTTATCCCTCCCGCATTGTCCTAAACCAGTTAGAACATTCATCCAACCGTCACCACGGACAAAATTATCGTTATGAATTTGTTTTACTTTTGCTATTAAATGTTTTTGCTCTTGAATATATGTAACGGGAGTAAAAGCACTCGGAACTGAATTGGTATTTTCGTTTTCTTTCATAATCCCTACATTTGCGATAAAGCAGTCAAATTATATTTATTTTCTGTGTGCATTAAAAAAGCACCGCTCAATGCATCTACAATATCATCATGAGACCCTTCGGGGAAATTTTCTAATTCCCTGAAAAAATCTTCGTTCCAATGACCTCTTAAAATTTTAATATTTCCTGCTTCGGCTTGAGCACTAACAGGAGAAGCTCTAGTGATTTTGTCTTTAGTTACTTTATATGCTATCGCATTATACCCTTGGAGCATTCTTATAATTAAATCAACTTCACTAACTCCTGCTTGTCCCGGATCTTGTTCAATTCCAATTCTACAATTCGTATCGTCTTGACTAGCACAATTAAAAATTGCATTTTGTACTTTTAATGGACTATCTTGCAATCTAACAATATCAATAACGTAAAAAATTCCTTTAGGATCTTTTGCCAATTTTAATCCAACCGTAAAATCAGGGTCATTGGTTTCTGTTTTTTTAGTTGCAGCTCTATCCCAATACCTAACAAAAGTGAGATTTCTTGGAAGAACGTCAATAACCTCAAAAAAGTTTCTTTGAAAAAACATTCCAGCTGTTGGTCTAATATTCCAATTACCAAATAATAATTGCTCTCTTTCAAATCTTGGTAACGCTTGCAAATTTGCTAAATAATCGGGGTTTTCTTCCAATAATATTTTGTTGTCATAAACGTTTGAAGCTACGAATGAAACACTTTTAGGTAAACAATCTTTAAATTTTAATTGTAATTCTTCTTTTTCATTTGCCCAATACGTTTCATCTCCTATTACAACAAACCATCGAATCATTCCTGATCTTTCTTGAATAGCATAACCTGATAAAGGATCAATCCACCAATCAATAAATTTACGTACCCAACTATCAGGGTCAGGATTAGTCGTAGCCCTGATATATGGCTTGATTCCGCAAAGTGAACGATTACGAGAAAGCATATAAACGAATTGACCCCAAGAAAAGTGAGTGAGTTCATCAAAACCGATTAATGTTATTTGTGATCCTTGCCATGAATACTTATCTTTTTCCATATCCATGTGAGCAAATTTTATAATAGAGCCGCTTGGAAAATCCCATTCTAAAGAAGATTCTCTTGGATTTCCTTGAAATTTCATAAAAAGAGGTGCTGAAGTATCCCATAAACCTCCCGGATTCCTAACCTGATTAGCGTTTTTTCTGAAAATGACACAAGAAAATCCTGGTGTATCATGATGCCAAAGGGCTTCTAATAATAAAGCGAAGGTTTTTCCTCCACCTGCTGCCCCTCCATATATAACAATATCGGCAGGACAACTAAGGAAATCCATTTGCGGGCCTTCTTGAGGCTTTATTCTATTGATTTTTAGCATATCTATGACTATTATCTGGCATGTCTAAAACGTTTTTTTCTGTTAATTTTTCTTCTGTTTGAATTTTTTGAGTGATTTGATCGGTTTGACCTAAAATATTTTTACCTAAAAAAATAGCCATTCCAGCGTTTTTTTCGGATAATTTAAATTGAATTCGCCTCAAACTAGCTCTTCCGTGAGATTTAAAATCATCATAAGCTTGTTGAAATGATTTATTGAAATATCTTTTGCACCATTTATCCAAAGTTCTTTGATGAGTATTTAAAATGGCTTCAATTTCATCAACGGTACATAAAGCTCTGCATAAATTTTCAAAAATTTTGGGATCAAAATCTCTTTCAGGTCTTCCAACCGTTCCTTTTTTTCCTAATTTACAATCTTCTGGAGATCGAATGGTAGATACTCTTTTATTTTTTCTATGATCTTGCATTATTTACCTATGAATTCCCATGAAGTTGTAAATCTATTTCTTGAATTACCTCCAACTCCATTTCCTGTTGTTCCTGGATCACCAACTCTTCCTTGATGACAGCATATCCAATTTTTATTTTTTTTATGAGAAGCAATTCTTGCAGGATGACTAGTAGTTTCCCTAAACCTATAACCTGATTTTAAATACATTTTGGCTATTTCATCAGTCATTATCCTACCAATACTCAATCCTTGATATTCTGGCAATACAACTAATCTATGAGTTTTATAAATATTTTTCGCTTTTGGATGAGGAAAATAAATCACCGAAATAAAAGCACATGGTTTTTCATCAATTAATCCAAGAAAACAATCTACATTATTTGCTAAGGAATGACTCAAATAATGAAAATCTTTGAAAACATTCCAAACCTTCCTTTGACAAGATCGAATTTCGAAGGATAAATTCGGTCTGCTTTTTTTGAGCTTCTAAATTCCTTTAAATCCATGTCTAAAACCCAATCAGGTTCTAACCATTCTTCTACGTCATGATGACAAGTAATAGCCACAAATTGTTTTTGTTTTTTTCTGAAAGCTTTTGAAATCGAATGACTGATTACTTTGGCAACTTGTCTATCTACTACAGAAGTAAATTCATCAAATACAATCTTTTCTTTATCATTTAATAAACAAAAAGCCAAATCTGCTCTCATTTTTTGACCAGTAGAAAGATATTTATAAGGAGTGATCCATTCTGGAGTACTTCCCATTCCTACATGTGTTAGAGCGTTTATAATGTCTTTCATATCATGAATTCCCATAGCTTCGACTAATGGAATATCCACATTTGAAATCACTTGATCTTGATAAACTGTTTCAAATAAATGACGAGCTATTAAACTCTTTCCCGATCCTGAATTTCCAACTATTAATCCAATTTCCCATTTATCAGGAAATTTAAATTCGAAATTCCAATTTTTTTCATATAAATTCACGTCTAAATCATATCGATTCATTACCCATTTTGTATTAAAATGATTTGAATGAACTAATTTTTTTGTGATATTTATTTTTATAATGTCAGAAGTCGACAAATTATGCCCCTTTGCTCAAACTCTTCATATAATTCTCTTTGTTGATCTTCATTTTCACACGTGATTTCAATTGCTAATTTACTCTCTGGATCGATTCCTTCAATTTCTTCATCTTCTTCTTCTTCTTGACCAAATTCTGCTCGCGTCCATCCTATTTCTTCCAAAAAATCTTCATCCCAATGATTAGCCAACATATCTTGATTAAATTCACCTGTTATTTTGTTGGAAGTCAATAAATAATCGTCCACTTGTTCTTGATCTAACTTGAAATTTGGTACCCTAACTTCAATTTCTTTATCTTCCCATCCTAATTCTTTCATTGTTCTTATACGTTGATGACCTGCAATAATCATATTATCCCGATTTATCACGCATAATTCTACGTAATCGTGTTTTTCGAAAGAATTTTTTAATTTTTCTGCCATGAATTTAGTTAAAATTCTAGGATTATATGGATGATCTTTTAATTCAGAAATTTTTCTTATTTCAGTTGTCCAAATTGGTTTTTCTTTATATTGCTTTTTTTTCTTTTTCATTTTTTTTATTCTGTTTTTTCTGTTTCAATTAAAACTTGTTCATTGCAATTTTCTTCATTAGTTAATTCTGTTTGAATTTCTTGAGTTTTTTCTTGATGTTTTTGAGCTTGAAAAAGATTGTAATTTTTTACCGTTCTTATCATGTCTTCAGTCATTTTTTCAAATGAAACTGGAGACATTCTGATTTGAAAAACAGCTTTTGAATCTTGCAAATAAGAAATAATGAACATATTAATTTCATCATCCCAATTCAAGTGCATAGCTAAATCAACATCTTTTTTTTCATTTTCTAACATAATTTACTCCAATTTTTTTTATAATTTCTCTTTTTAAAATTTTTTCTGTTAAAGTGCAATCATGATCATCATAAATATCCATCACCATTTCGGCAATATCATCTAAAATTTCATTAACAATATATGATTTTATTTCGTCGGAATGAGAATCAAATATTGTTCCAATTAATTGTTCTAAACTCATTTTTTTTCCTCACCGTAATTTTAACTTCCCCTTCATATTCTGAATCTATTCCTTCAGGAAATTTCATAATTGTTTCGCAAAAATCTTTATTTTCATTTGAAAAAATCAATTCTTGTTTTAATTTTGTTAGATGATTACTTATCCACATTCTAAAAATATCAATATGTGGATCTTCTTTAAAATTCATTTTAAACCTTTTTGACTATTTTTATTTCAATCGGATAAAGATCTTCTACCATTTTTCGCTTAGCAATCGACATCGGCGTATCTCGTCCTTTCGTATCAATGAACTCAACCGTACCGTCGCTAAGAAACACTTGAAAGTCACATATGTAACGTACCCCACCTGGTAAATCAAACCCGATTTGGCGAAGGAAGAAAACCACTTCTCCTTCGCGCTGCCTAAGTTTAAGTGAATCATAATATCGTCTTTCCAATCTGGATGGGAATTTTTTATTGTCTCTTTCACAAGCAATGGCTCCGAATTTATGTTTTTGAATTTTATTTTTTTTCAATTTATTTAGATCTTTAATGGTAAAAACCATTTTATTCCTGATCGTTTTTTTTATTTTTTATTTTTACAGCTTCTCTATACGCTCTTTGATAACATATAGAGCAATAACCTTTCGCGAAATGTTTTTTTCTTTTGGTCATGCAACCTTTGCATTTATCAGAATCAATAGACCAACATCCTTTTTTTCTGAATTTTATATCTATTTCCATAATAACCCGATTTTTTTTCTTGCTTTTACGTATACCAAGAATAAGAATTTAAAAAAAAACAAATTTTTCATGAAATTCCATTTACATTAATTGTGATATTTGTTAATATTTACTCATAAGCAAACAACTTAACGTTAAAAGCTTAAAATAAAAAAGGACGGTGGCGACCGTCCTAAAAACCAATAATCTTTAGGAGTCATTATGACAAATTTTCTAAACGAAGTCCAGTTGAATAAATTAGTTCCAAGCGTTTTTGCAACTGGTGGGTCACAACATGTTAGCGATAAATACAGTTTCATTCCTACAATAGACGTTATCCGTGGATTAGGAGAAAATGGTTTTCATCCTGTCGCGGCATTTCAATCTAGAACAAGAAACGAAGACAAAAAAAATCACGTGAAACATATCATGAGATTTAGACATGAAAACAGTTGTTTAGTTGGTGGAGTTATGCCTGAAATCGTCATGGTAAATTCTCATGATGGATCATCCTCTTATCAATTAAGAGCTGGCGTTTATCGTTTAGTTTGTTCTAATGGTATGATCGTTGGAGATGATTTATTTTGCCGTCGCGTACGACATCAAGGAGACGTGATTTCTTCTGTTGTTGAAGCTGCTTCAGATTTAATAAATATCGTTCCTATAAGCGTGACAAAAGCTTTAGATTGGCAATCAATAGAATTGAATCAAGAACAAAAAACAGCTTACGCTCAAGTTGCAATGAGTTTAAAATGGGATTCATCAAGTGAAATTGAAGAAGATTTTCCATTAACAACTAATCAAATTTTGGCTCCACGAAGAGCTGCTGATAATAATAAAAATGATCTTTGGACTACATTTAACGTTATTCAAGAAAATATAATCAGAGGTGGAATCCGTTATAGAAATGAAAATGGGTCTAGACAACGTACAAGAGCCGTTAATTCAGTGAATGAAAATGTTAGATTAAATACTGCTTTGTGGACTTTAACTGAAAAAATGGCTGAACTTGCAAAATAATCAATATTAATAACTTAAGTACATGATCGGGATAAAATTCCCGATCATTTTTTAAAAGTGACATTGACAATAAAAAAGGGAAATAATGAATCATAAACAAGAACAATTTGAAACTCACATGGAAAATTTAGCCGAAGAATTGAAGCCGATCTTGGACAATCATTTTCAAAATTCATCTCTTGATAAACAAGTAATTTTTGCTTGCGGTTTTATTTTAACTGAATATTTTTTGGAAAAAGGTTTTGAGATTGAAAATATTGAATCATTAATACATTGGGGTATGAAATCTAAAAATATGGATTGGAAAAATTCAAGGAGTTTATAATGAATAATAAACAAGAACAATTTAAACCATATACTGAAGAATTTGGGCAAAAATTACAAAAAAAAATTTTAAAAGTTTTTATAGATTGCGAAAAAGATTTTGACGAATCCTTAATAGCACTTTTAATGTTAAGAACTTCAATAGGAATTCTTTTTACTATAATAAAAGATCAAGAGGAATTGGTTAAATTGATCAATTTATGTATTTCTTCAGGAATCGAATTATCTAATGATTTAAAAAAAATAAAGGAACAAAATGAATAATTTTTATGACAAGGAAAATTATCTAGATTTAAGCGCAGATTATATAAATTGGATTGATAAAGAAAAAATTTATGTTCTTCCGCATCCTATTTTAAATCGGGATATTGTGGAATTAATCATAATTAATGGACATGTGATCGTAGAATCTCAATACCATCCTATTAGAAACGGCAAACATTGCGGAAGTCAAGTCCGCTTATGTAGCACACATGGAAAAATTGATATCAATCCTAAATTCATTTGGAATGGAAAAGAATGGATTTTAAACACTTTTGGATCTGCCATATTTTCCGAAATTGAAATTAACCAACAGGAATAAAAATGAAAAATCCATGTATAAGGGAAATGCCTGATGTTCCTGAAATATCACAAGAAATAAATAAATGTGTTGATAAAATTAAATATGTTTTGACTCCAATAATTGATAAATATGATGGAAATATTTTTATAAATTCATATCTTATATTTTTATTGAAAATGGCCACTTGTCAATGTGAAAATCAAGATCAAATTGATCAAAGCGTGAAAACAATTTGCCAATCTTTATTGATGAATTCTGAAAGATGTTTTGAGATATTTGATAAAAATTGTAATGAAGAAAAAGAGGACGATCAATGCTAAGCATGAAACAAGAATTCAACAATTTAATCGTTGAAAAATGTAATGAAATTAAAAAATTAAAAAATGAAGTTTATCTTTTGTTGTTTGCATATAATCAAATAAATGAATTAAATGGAAGTGACGAAAATAAAATAAGAGATATAATTTATCAAGAATTATTAAAAAGAACTGATTCTTTAATAGATTAAATATACAAGTAACAAAACGAGAAAAATATATGTTTACAATGGACGAAAAAACAATAAAATATTGGAAAATACAATTGAATGAAATGTCTCAAATTGAGTTGATAGATTTAATGAGATTAATTATTGATATTTTACTTGAGAGAAATTAATGGAAACAATTTTTAGCATATTTTCTGTTATAACCTGTTTCATAATGGGTTTTTTATTTGGAAGCACAGCTTTTTTATTGACTTTTTTATTTTTAGCTTTTATTCAATGGTTTGATAAAAGAAAAAGAAGAAAAGAACTTGAAAGAATGGAGTTGATTTTAACAATTAAAAATTTAAAAGGATAAATTTATGGCTTATAGATCACCTCAATGGGGAAATGTGAATTTAGGGGTTGATGTTCTTCAAGGACACGGAGAGCAAAGCCAACCTGGAAAAATAGATTATGAAAAAAACCATCCATCGTATCCACGACAAAAAGAACAATATAACCCTGGGAGAAATCAAGAGATTAATTTACCTCCAGACATATTTCCTGTTCATTCATACAATAGAGAAAATCCAAACGCTCCAGAAGGAAAAGCCGTTCCAATCCCAAATATTCATGAAAGGATTAAAGAAATGATTGGAGAAGGAGTTCCACGTAGAGAAGCGATTGCAAAAGCCAAAGCGGAAGCGCAAAAAGCAAATCATGGAGACGTGGGAACAATTACGCCTAGAGATGTTTACAAAAGCAAATATCAAGCAGAATCACCTGCTAAAAAAATTTCACCTTTCAGCGAACAAGTACAAGGCTACCCATATATTTAAATATTTTAAAGGAAATCGTAAATGAACATTAAAGAATTAGAATTTATAAGAGATTTTTCCATATATTTGGAACAATTTCATGAAGATTTAGCAAATTTAGCTTTAAGTTTTGAAGATAAAAGTATTTTAAAAGATCAAGATATTAATTATATTTGGTCAATTTATAGGCAATCATTACTTTTGTCAAAAATTTTTAATAAAAATAAAAGCGAAATTGATAAAAAGTATTGGTCAGAATGGAAAAAAAATTACCCTCATGTTAATGATGATTATGGTAAACATAATGTATTAGTAAGATAAAAAATGAAAAATAAAATGTGTCCGCATTGCAAAATTAAACCAGTCGATATCACTTACAATGGATATGAAAGAAAAACTTGTTTTGATTGTATCTATAAATATGAAAGATATTTGATAAAATTAAAAAAACAAATTTAAGGAAAATATGTTGATTATGGTAAAACAACTTGTTCAATTTGTAAAAATGAATTCAAAAAAACCAGACATAATCATAAAATTTGCTCTGAAGATTGCTTAAAAAAATCTAAAAATTTAAAATCAAATAAAAATTGGATACAAAAAAAAGATGATGGAATTGCAATGTGTATCAAAAACCCTAAAATTGATCAATCCCACGCTTATTATAATGAAGCGTCCTATTTGAAAAAATTCAAAGCGATAAGAGGATAAAATGTTTAAAAAAATTAAAGAATTATTTGAAAATGATTTTTTTTTTTTGGGTTTTACTTTTGGATATTCCATTTCCTTAATCCTTGTAAGCATTATTTTTGTAATTTTCTGTATTTT